AAGAAAATTGAAGAAGAAAATAAGGATTACAAAAATTTCACCGAGCAGGATCGACAAGAAAGAGAAATAGTCGAGAGATTGACGACTAGACAAAAAGAAATTGATCCAGATGAAGAGTATAAAGAAATTTTAAAACAAGTTGTCGTGTATCAAACAATAGACGTTAAGAAATGTAGCAAGGTGTTAGATGAAAAATATTCTAGGATCGTTTTGCACAAGCTGAAAAAAGAATATACACCAAGAGAGACGATATGCGATTTTGCAGATCATATTTTTATTGAGTTTAGTGGAATACAGCACAATGAGACGAAGAATGTAAATTGTTATTTAATTGAGCTATGGAGCATATATAAGAGCTATATGAAAGACAGTAGTTTCAGTGTGAGACGACAACAAGCAACTTTTGAATATTTTAAGGCGTATTTTAGCAATCAATTTATTGTGCGTTGGTACAATCCAAGAGTTGAAGGGATACAAACAGGCAGAAAATTGTTAGTTCAGAACTTGCCAGACTTACAAGAGCAAGCAGAGAGCTTGAATGTTAAAGTTGTACGAAACAGAAAAGAACAACAAAAAGTACAAAAATAATCAGTATTTTTGTAAAAGTATATGTGAGTGTAAAAATATTGCAGAATATACAATATTGCGTATATTCTACTCCATATATGTAGAATGGAGATATTAGAAATGGATTCGACTATTAGAGATTTTAAAAGAATAGTTGAATTAAGTGGAGCAGATGCAAACATTTCAAAACTTGCTTCGTTATGTGATTTAAACAGATTAACAGTGCGTAGAATTTTAAACAGTGATTATTATATTCCTTCACGTATAACTTGCGATAAGATCCAGGTATATGTAGATCGTATAAGAACTTCCTTTTAAACTATCAAGGGAATTAACCTTGATAATACATAGTGTCCTTCCTTACACTATTATTCTTTTTCGTTTAAAGCTTTGATATCCAGTATTGTTAGACAAGAGTTTTATTCTTTTCATATTCTTTCACTCTTGTCTAATACATAACACTCCATATATATTCAACTTTCATAATATGTAAGTCTACATTCGTAGGCTTTTTTATTATACATAAATAAACATAATTGATTAAAAGGAAGAGTGATGATAATTGCAAGCAAGTTTGAGTGAACTAAAATACAAAGCCACGTTGAATCAAAAAGGTTGGAAAGAGCTGGCAAACGGCAACTCCATACCAGTGAACGGACCGTTATTTGATTTTTGGTATGGAAAGAGTAAAACGAACATCCAGTATCAAGTGAAATCAAATGCGTTCAGTGAATTAAAAGGAACGTACTTAATTTTTACGCCACATAATCCGAGCTTTAAAGATGCTTTAAGTAATACTAACTATACGGTAACCATGGATGGTCAGACCTATAACATTGCTTACCTAGATATTGATGATTCAATCAATGGAATGGATCAAATATGTTTGAAGTTAGTTAGCAAGAGTTCTTAATGAAACCAATGAAGCAATGCAATCATGCAGGCTGTAGGAAGCTTATACCGTTTGATACAGCGTATTGCGATAAGCATAGGCAAGATAGTAAGCGCAAGCCACATGATGCAATAGACAGCAAAGCAGAGAGTATACGAGTGCATCATAGTTATAAATGGAGAAAGATAAGTGAACGATATCGTTTAAAGAATCCAGTTTGCGAGCAATGCTTAAAAGATGTTAGGGATCCTAACAGTGGGAATTTTGAAGGCATTCCTAGGTTCTCGACTTCAGTAGATCATATTAAACCACTGTTTTTAGGTGGAGATCCATATAATGAGGATAATTTACAGGCATTGTGCGAAGTTTGTCATAATAAAAAATCTCTCGAAGAAAGACGAGAGAAAAAATAAAATAAATTATTATAGTTTTATAAGAGATTACTTATTTAAAAAAGAGGGGGGCGTGGTTGGAAGTGCTCGCAATGGCATGCCCACTCAGAAAAAATAATTCCGCCCTTTTTTCATTTTTAAAAAACAAAAAAATAAGCATATTCAACCACTGATAGCCTTTATATAAGGCTTTTTTGTATGCTTTCATTTTAGTATAAGGAGGTAAAAAAAGCAAGATGATTCAAACAGAAAACACAAAGAAACATTATTCAAAAAAAGAAAAAATAGACAGAGAACAAGTGGCAAAAATTTTAACAAATAAAGAAGTAACATTAATTCCAGCACGATATTTAAATGAACAGGGAAAAGACTATTTTCAATATTTAGTTGATATTATTGAGGATTCAGATATTCCATTCGATTCAATAGATGAAATATCTTTAAACTTGTTGGCTGAAAATTTGTATCAGGCTGCTGAAGCAATTAAGAACATTCATGAAAATGGAGTTATCACAGTAGATGGCAAGAAAAACCAAGCCACAACGATATTTAATTCAGTTTTAAAAAATATTGATTCTCTTTTAACTTCGCTTAATTTAACCATGAACCAAAGAGTTAAAACTTTACTCGCAAACGTTCAAAATGAGAACATTGAAGATCCATTCAAGGAAGTTATGAATGACTGATTATGTTTTAGAATATTGCGATAAGGTTTTAAATGGTGAAATTATAGCAAACAAGAAAGTCAGATTAGCTTGTCAGCGTGAAATTCGGGATCGTGGACGTATTAAAGATGATGATTTTAATTATTATTTTGACTTAAAACAAGCAAACAAAGCAATTAATTTCATGGCTTTAATTCCAAAAACGGACGGTACAAAGTTAGAAATGGCTTTATTTCAAAAATGGATAGTTGGCAGTCTTTACGGTTGGCGTGAAAAGAAAACAAATAATAGGCGTTACAACAAGGCTTTTATTTCAATGGCAAGAAAGAATTCAAAGACTTATATAGCTAGCTGTATAGCCATAGCAAGTCTTCTTTTAGAGAATAAGCCAGCTAAAAATAGACAAATACTATTCGTTTCAAATGCTCTTAAACAGGCTCAAATTGGCTATAACATGGTGTCTAGTGAGTTGCGGCAGGTTGTCAAGTTGTCGCCAAGTCTTAGAAATACGCTAGACATCAAAAAGAAACAAATAACCAAGTTAAATGATGATTCTTTTGTGATTGCATGTGCTGGCAAAGCTGAAACATTAGACGGATTTAACCCAAATTGTTGTATCATTGATGAATTTCACCAGGCAAAAGATCATTCTATTTACAATGTTATTAAGTCAGGAATGGGACAACAAAAAAATGGCTTGTTATGTATTGTCAGTACTTCAGGTTTTCAATTTCATGCAATGTATGAAGATTATCAGATAATGAACGACATTCTAAACCAAAAAATAGACAATGAACGCCAGTTTATAGCTATTTGGGAACTAGATGATAAAGCAGAGATAAACGACCAAAATAAATGGATCAAGGCAAACCCGCTTTTTGAGATTCCAGCAGTTAAAGAAACTATGCTAGAAAATATGCAAAATGATGTTGATTTAGCACGTGCGCAGGGTGATCTAATACCCGTTCTAGTAAAGAATTTCAACATGTGGTATCAAAGCACTAGAGATAGTTTTATAAGCCATAAAGAGTGGCTGAACGCTATCACAGAGCCTATTAAACCATTTAAACAGGATATTATTTTCGGTATTGATTTGAGTAAGTCTAATGATTTAACTTCAGTTTCATGGATCATTCCAGATTTTGATAACAATAAATTTTATTGTGATAGTCATAGCTGGGTAGCTACAAAATATGGGTTAATTGAGAAAATGAAGACAGACAATATTAATTATCAAGCATTGGAACAAAAAGGTGAGTGTGATATTACAACACTTGAAAGTGGAGTAATCGACTATCAAGCTATTTTTGAGTTCATTAAAAACATGGTAGATCAAAATAACTTGAATGTTTTGGGCGTTTGCTATGATCCTTGGAGTTTTGGTTATTTGTTGGGTGATTTTGAAAAACAAGATTATCCATTAATTGAAACCGCACAAAACAACAAAACTCTTTCATTCCCAACAAAGCAATTCAAAGAATGCTTGTTGAACGGACAAATAAAGCACGCAGATAACAAACTTTTAAGCATTGCAGTAGATAACGCTATTTTGATTTACGATTCAACAGGACAATGCAGGATAGATAAAACAAGGGCTAACAACAAAATAGACCCGATTGCTTCACTTATGAACGCTTGGGTATTTTGCAGTAGTCAGATTATAGAAGGAAGTGGCAAGGCAAACAATGAGTTTTATAAAAGTGAAGAATTTTCTTTTTAAATATGTTCAAACGATTTTATTAGTTATTGGATTAATTCTAATAGATTTTGGAGTTCTAGCCTTGCTCAATGCAGGGGCTTTTTTAGTATGCACTGGTTTAAGTGTTTTAAGCCTTGCATTCTTAATAAATTACGAAAAGCAAGGGGGTAAATAATGAGTTTTTTTTATGATTCAACAGATATAGAGCCAGACAAAGACACAGCTTTTATTGATGCAGTTGTTTCAATGAGTAACACAGATAGTGTTTTTGTGGGCGCACAAGCGTTAAGGAATGCGGACGTGTGGGCAGCAATAAGAATTATTGCGAGCGATATTGCAAGCAATCGTATCAAGTGTGAAGATCAAAAAATCGAAACACTGATAAATGATAAGCCCAATGACATTATGAACGGCTATCAATTTAAGTTTGTTTTAGCTTGTCAGATGCTATTAAGTGGCAATTCGTTCGCAGAAATTAAAAACGATCAACTTAATTTTTTAAAAAATAGTTGTGTGACAGTGACGCAAGACGACTTGACGGGGCAAGTAAAGTATTACCACCAACCTTCAGGCGGAACAAAGCGCCAGATTGCGCCTAACAGCATACTTCATTTTAAAATTTTCACTCAAGACGGTGTGACTGGAATAAGTCCACTTTATTCATTACAAGATGAATTAATTATGCAGAAAAAGGGCAATAACTTGTTGAAAGGCTTTTTTGATAGTCCACAAAGAAATGTTTTAACAGTTCACAAAAGTGATCTTTCAACAGATGCAAAACAATCAATCAGACAGAAATTTGAACAGGCTAACCAAGGCGCACTCAGTTCGGTTATTCTTGACGATTCAATGACACTTTCACAATTACAAATTGATACAGGTATTTTGAAAGTTATTAATCAAAATAATTTTAGTACACAAAAGGTTGCGAGTGCATTCGGATTGCCTCAATCAATGCTAAACGTTGAAGAGGTCCATAGTAACCAGGAACAAACGAGTTCGCAATACTACCAATCAACAATTTACAAATATTTTGCATCAATTGAAGCAGAGTTGAGTTTTAAGTTTGAAAAGCAATTCAAATTTGAATCATCAAACTTGACAATAAACAAACAACAAGAGATTAACAATATTTTGAATTTTGTTGATAAAGAAATTTTAGATCCAAAAGATGCAAAAGAAAAATTAAATTTATAGGAGGTTAACATTTGAAAGATATTCGAGTTCTAAAAAAATCAGAAATTCGAGCATTAGAACCAGATAAAAAAGATGATCAAGAAACGTCACAACTTCAAATTGAAGGCTATGCAATTGTGTTCAATGAACCGTCAAAAGTACTTGATGACTTTACAGAGATTATACAAGCACAAGCGTTAAACGGCGTTGATTTAAGTGAGGCTCTATTACTTGCGGATCACGATTATAGCAAGCCTTTAGCAAGTGTCAAGGCTAACACTTTACAACTTGACATAGACGATAAAGGACTTCATTTTGTAGCACAACTTGACGAGCAAGTTAGTTATGCAAAAGATGTATTTCAAAATATTCAAAATGGAAATATTTCATCTATGAGTTTCCGTTTTGATGTGGCGGATGGCGGCGATCAATTTACAGAAGACGAGCAAGGAAACATTACACGTACTATTGTGCAGATTCAAAACTTGTATGAAGTATCTACTGTAACAATTCCAGCTTATGACTCTAGTTCAGTTGATACACGCAGTTATGAAAAATTTATTGATGATAAAAAACAAAAAGAAAACAAAGGGGCTACTAAAAAAATGACAGAAAAAACAGTAATTAAACCAGAAGAAACAGAAACACGATCATTTGAAGACTATATTCGTACACGTGGTGAGAAACGAGATGGACTAACAACGGATGGCAACGGTGTGATCATTCCGAAGGAAGTTATTACACCTATCTTTCAATCAAAAGTAAGTTCAAACAAGCTTGCTGATTATGTAACGGTTAAGCAAGTTTCAGTCGGTCAAGGTAGTTACCCAATTTCAAGTAATGATCCTTCAAAGGTTTTGGCAACCAAAGCAGAGCTCACAGAAATTGGAGACGTTGACGCAGGTGTTAAAGGCGTTGATTTTAAGGCTGAAACACGTGCCGGCAAGATTTATCTTTCAAATGAATTGCTAGACGATAATGCAATCAACTTTAAGGCTGAGGTACAAGCACAGCTTCAAAAGTTAGTTGATAATACTGATAATGCGCAGATTTTGGCTTTGTTGAAATCATTAACAGCACAAACAGCAAAGAGCCTTGATGATGTTAAACAGTTGAAGAATACAAAACTTGATCCTTCACTTACACCCGTTGTTATTGTGAACCAATCAGGCTTTAACTGGTTAGATACTCTCAAAGATAACGAGGGACGTTACATGCTCACAACAGACGTACAAGCGCCTACGGGTAAGGCATTGTTTGGGTTGCCAGTTGTGGAGTTAGCTGATTCGGTATTGCCTAACGTGGCAGCTGGTAAATTCCCGATCTTTATTGGCGACCTAGCTGAAACCATTGCATTATTCCGCCGTAACCAGGTGGCTGTAAATTGGCAACAATTTGATTCATATAGCCAAGGACTTGCGGTTGTCGTTCGCAACGATTATAAGTTCATTAACCAAGATGCAACAGTTGCTATTACGGTAGATACAACGACAGCAGGTTAAAAATAAAAGCAAGGATAATTCCTTGCCATACATAGAAATTTGAATGAAAAGAGGTTAAATAATGGCAGAAACACAAACAGACTTACAAAGATTAAAAAATAGCTTGCGTGTTCCCGATTCAATCACTGAAGATGATGCGCAGCTTCAAAATTATTTAGACGCAGCAAAAGAATATCTATCTAACACAATAGATGATCAAGATAGATTATCGACTGAAAGAGCTAAACTTGTTATGTTTTCGATAGCAGAGCTTTTATATCAGAACAGAGGAAATCAAAAAGTTATGAAGGACTTCCCTTATACGTTGCGTGTGTTGATTAACTCACTTAAATATTAAAACAACTCAAAATAGACTTCGCGCGAACTAGAAAATTGCTTGCGGTGAATGTGTTTATTGGTTGAACGTTCTCTAACGAGGTAGGATCTCAGCGAGATACTTTTAGATATTGCAACGGTGATCAATGATTATAGTTGAATTATGTTTATTTTGTTTAAAATAGTTGTCACAGTAAAATTATCATTTTATTGGGATTAGGTGTTACTCTTTTTGGGTAACACCTTTTTTATTGCAAACAAATAGACCCCAGCAATTAAGTTGGAGTCCATGAGTGTTGTGGATTGTTCAAGTCCACTTAAGTGATGTAGTCTCAATGACTATTACTATTCCTACTTAAGATAATATCATGACCTAATTACTAAGTCCAATATGGTATACTAACTACTGGCTACAGTACAAGGCTGTTCACCTTTAATCAAACTGTATGCTAGGCGGTGATAGTCAAGATGACTATTTCTATTCCAACTACTTTAGTTATAGTTCTATTCCTTTTATGGTTAGAACACAATAACAAGAAGTAGAATAAAGCACTAGGATTAATTATCCTGGTGTTTTTTTATAAGTGGTATACATTGTGCAATTTTAAAAAATTGGTATTTTGTGAATGGAACCTAAAGGATTAAAATGGGTTTGTGAATTAAGGTCAATTAGCAAGCCTCTTAAAAGCACTGGTATAGCTGTTACTCAATATAATCAGCATTATGTTAACTAAAATTGGTATTATAAAAATTTATATGCTGATAGACGTATTCTAACACCATTTTTAGCGTGTCAAGTGTATAATCAAGTTATGATAAGTTGACAATCAACTTGAAAGAGGTGACTTGAATGACTAGTATAACTCAGTTGGCAAAAGAACTTAAAGTGTCACGTGCAAGGGTTTATCAAATTATAGAGAAACTAGACAATGATAAAAAGCCTAAAAAGAAAGACGATAGATACATTTTTGATGATCAGGCTGTAAATAATATACGTCAATACTTTATAAAGACTTCGATCAAGTCAAATGACACTAGACAAAAGAAAATTGATAGTAAAGACGATAGTCAAACTATACGTATACTTGAGAGTCAACTTGACGTAAAGGATAGACAAATAGAAAAATTACAAAAATTAGTTGATCAGTCACAACAATTACAGTTGCAAACTCAAAAACAATTAGAGTCAACTAGTGAGAAATTGAAATTATTAGAGTCTAAAAAAGAGACCTCTGACAAGTCCTCAGAGAACGTTAAAAAAGATTCTAATATAAATATAAAGGAACAATCACAAAAGCCCTCAGATGACACGAGAGAGCCTAGAAACGGCACTTCAGGACGCAAATGGTGGCAAGTATGGAAGTAATGAACATGAATAATTTTAAGGAGTGAAAAAATATGCTGATGCCAAGAATTGTAATAGCTGGCTTTCACATTGAAGATGATCCAGAAAAAGGCAAGGTATTAAACACTAAGAAAAAATATTATTGGCGAGTATCTGCACACACAGAAAATAAAAAAGTAGATGGCAAAAATATAGAGTTTAAAAAAGGTCATTTAGCAGATGTTCTTACCTACAGAGGACCGCAAAAAGTTTTTATTATTGGCGTATGTATAGCGGAACAAGAAGAAGTAAAAGAATGGGCTAAAAAGTTGCAACGAGTTTTAAAATATCATTTGGAACCAGCAGACACGAGATATATACAGCAATATAAAGAATATTTAAAAAAAACAAAAATAGATACCCAAAATACACACGCAACTAAGGAAGATTAATTCAAAATTGACAGTTACAAAATTTTAATGTTATTATTGTCCTGACAAGTGAATAAATGGACGCAAAAAAATAACCCTCAGCACGGACATGCTAGGGAAATTTGAGACCTAATTACTTCAACTAATTAGGATTTTTCGAGGAAGATACCACAAATATCCGACCTCTAATATAACTATATTCTATCATATGTGTGAAAAATTTCAAGAAGTTTGGAATGCAGACAAGATAAAAAGAGTTATACTGAAAATCTTTTTTAGTTGAAAAGAGGTTATATAGGTATAACTCTTTTTTTGTTGCAGTTGGTTACTGTTTTAGTCACAGGTTTTGTCTTCCTTCTATTAACCATTGAATTGACACGTGCTTGTGGTTCGTGACCACGAGTGTAGCGCCCTCGAATGGGATCACATTGGTATGCTAAACCTTACAGAGTTAAACGCTGTTAAAGACGTGGCTGGATGCTTAGGAAATGATACGGACAATCTTATTAGTTGTGAGTTCTTACTGTCTATCACATTAAATAAAAGACGAAGTCTAATAAGAACAAGGGCTGAGTGAGTTTAAAATGTCTGTTGAAATAGTTTATTGAACGCTAGAAGTGACAAGCGCAAATGTTTGTAGCTAACGTTGATCAAACTATTTCAAGCTTTAAAAGAGATTAAGCTATTCATTTTTAGGATAGCTTTCGAGAGAGCAACTGCTCAATGCTCTTAGGGTTTAAGGGCAACTATACTCACTAATAGGATTGCTTAAAATGTTTTTATTGATATTAATGTTTATTATTTGAATATTGGTATATTATTGTATGTGTCGAAAAGAGGTAATCTGTAAATTGAATAATAAATTGATTGTTAGAAGGTTAGTTTCGGGTATTTTATTATTAGTGGTGTCGGTTTATACATTTTATAGAAGTTATGTATTTTATGGGGTTCCTGCAAAATTTCCAAATATAATGGATAAGGAACTTAAAGCTTCAATGAATGGAAATGGTAATGCGTTATTAATTAGTGGTATTACAGTTTTGATAATTGGGATTTATTTTATTTGTACTTGTAATCAGAGACCATACAGGTGGATAGAGAATACTATAGTATTTGGCTATATTTTTATTCAATTTTTTTGTAGTTATCTTATTGGAGTAACAGGTGGAACCCTAGAACCTATTTCCAAAGAACTATTAGGTTTATCATTGTTTATTATTGCTGTTGGATTGCCTTTTAAACATGGATTTAAAGATATGCCTTTTGTTAAAAAGGGTGAAATAATCAGCAAACAAAAGAAAGAGAATAGTAGTCAGGAAATACCTGTTATAAGTGAAGCCAGACAATTAAGAGAGCTAAAAAAACTACTTGATGATGGAATTATTACACAAGAAGAATTTAATGCTAAAAAGAAAAAGGTATTAGGCATCTAAAATCATGGTTTTATTCAAAATGTGTGGCTCATATTGAACTTCTAACAAGCTCTATTAATTTTTGAGTATAATCTACTGCAAAACTTTAAAACGTCTTAGATTGCTTTATATGAGCTATTTTAATATATTGCAATGAAATATTGATTTATGTGAGGTGTTCCCATTCCTGCCGAGCTGGGCGCTGTTTCCCACCAAGGTTGCCCTGAATTGGGGCGTCCTCTTTAACCTCGAGTTTCTCGATATTAGGAAAATTCAACATAGGAGTCGCCAAACTGCAGACCCCTATATAAACTGTGTACCCAGATCGAGTACGCAGGTCAATGTGAATAATTCACAATCGCCTCAAAACAGGGCAGGCTTTGTAAACGTTGATAGTGAAGATAAGCTAACCCGTAGTTTTAACGTATCAGGTCAAGGTAGGTACACATAATGACCCTGCTTTAATTAGCTGAGAACGGTGAGATTGAATTTGATGCAAAGAGAGCCGTAATTGGACTAGGAATTACTCATATTTCAAAGGGTTGTGTTTGTATCTTTTGGGATCGTGTTAATCGTTATTTAAATGATGTTTCCATCCACGCACGCAATTATACGCTTAAAACAAAAATTTCTAAAGGTGATTTGCTTACTGAATCACAATTCTTAAAAATAGCAAGCAAAACAAAAAGTAGTCGATCAGAGAAGTTTAAAGATTGGGTAATTAATAACTTCCTTGTAAGTTCAAAAAGAAAGCAGGTAGAAGAAGTGAATGATTTAATGAATTTTGATTTTAAGGGGAATCAAGTTAGAACAGTTAAGATTAATGATGAACCATATTTTGTAGGAAAAGATGTTGCTGAGATTTTGGGATATAAGAATCCTCAGAAAGCATTAAGAGATCATGTTGATGATGAGGATAAAACCAGTGCCCTAATTCAGGGCAGTGGTTCGAATTACAAGAGTAAGACAATTCTTATTAATGAATCGGGTTTGTACAGTCTAATTTTATCAAGTAAGCAACCACAAGCTAAAGAATTTAAACGTTGGGTTACTCATGAGGTTTTACCAAGTATTAGGAAACATGGGGCATATATGACAGATCAGAAGGCTGAACAAATATTTTTTAAATTATTTCCAAAAATCTATTGACAAAATCAAAAATGTGTGTTATATTTAAATACTATCTTGAATTCAGATAGATATTTTTTTACAATTCAAACAAACAATAATGTTAGGTGGGATAATTTATGGATATAGATATAGCAATGCTAAAAAGGTATATTGATGCGACAGGTGTCAGCAAATCAACTTTAGCAAAACAAATTAATCTAAGCAGATATACAATTTATGAGTTGTTAAAAGATCAGGATAAACGGGAGTTTGAATTATCAGATGAAACAAGAATAAAGATTAGGAATTTTTTATATCAGAAAATGAAGTCTATTAAAGAATTGGAGGAATTGAAATAATGAAAAATATTTTTAATTTAGAAGGATTTATTACAACTTACAAAATATTGAGCACTAGGCGAGGGAAACCTTTTGTTGTTGCAAATTTAAAAGTTGGAAAGAATGAGATACCTGTAACCTGTTTCGATATGGATGGCTGCAAATGTATTAAAAATAATCAAGGTGCAATAATGAAGTTTTCGGGATTCATTAGTACAAGAAAAGTAAATGACAATGACGTGCCTAGTTTAATTGTAAGTGGAGGTGTACCAGTATGATGGTTATTATTTGATCAAATATATTTAATTTAGATTATGTGTCGGCATAAAAGAAGTTCACTTTTATACCGTCTCGCAGGCAAGCTGCTCGTTTATATTGATATTAGTTTGATTAATTTAAAAATAAATAATGTAATAGTAAGACGTGAGCAACTTGTTTGCGAACGGGAGTAGGAAAGCGAACTTCTTTCATACGACACACAACAAAAGTATAAAATAAAACTTCCACCCACTTTAAAATGGCTATAACCGTTGGGGGAGTAAGAAAGTAGTGATATTTGGTAAGGTAAGTTTGTTAGTATAGGTATGTGTTATTAATCACGGTCAAACTTGTTTTGAAAATCGCACTTGATCCTTACTCGCTCTAGGCTTCCACTCATTATAGGCGCGGTGGAAAAATATGGGAGGTGAAAAATTGGATAGTATTGAAATAGCAAAAAATAATTTGAAAATCATAAAAAACAAAGAAGAGATGAAAAAGATATTAGGCATGAATGTAACGATCAATAAAAATATTAAGTTGTTGCGCCCTATATTAATTACTTTAAATAAGGAGATGATAAAAAATAGCATTTCAGGAATTACAAAAAATAATGTAATTAAAATTAATGCAACTGAAATCATTAGAAGGCAAAATAAAAACACAAGAAGTAAATTGATAGACAAAGATAAAAATGGACACATAAAAGGCGATAAAGTTAGAAATCTGATTAAACTTTTGTGTACTGCTGGAACGGTAAGAAAGGTCGGGAAAGCAGATTTAACGACCTCGAAAGTTAAAGAAATAAATAATGCTAGGAAAGAACAATCTGCTAAAGACTTTTATAAGTCCATACCCGTTTATTATGAAATACTGGATATTAAAAATGCAGATTTTACAAGATTACAAGGATTCAATGAAAATACTAAACTAAAATATGCGGCTATTTTTGACATGTACGGTAAAACGATAGCAGATAACACATTTAACCGTGTATATGGTGACAATAAAAAAACAGAAGAAGGAGTACAGGGAATTGAATATTTGAAAAATATGCTGATGATTAAAGAAGTTTATTCATTAAGCGAGGTAGTAGAAAAAATTAGTAAATTTGCGATAGTTCCAATGTTAAAAGATAGTTGGAAAAATGTTCATACAGGAAAAGAGAAAAAAAGTTCTACTTGGTGGCGAGATTATTTCAAAAGTTTATCCAGTAAATATTTATCAGATAATAATTTGAAAATTTGTATGGCTGGAAAATTAAAAAAAGACATGAAAAAAAGCACCGACTTCCGAACCAGCACTTTAGTAATTACAAGTATGTAATTTTTTAGGTTGTTAGTGGTATTGGAGTACCATTTACAACCTCTATTATAACAATGAAACGTTGATATATCAAGGATAATGGAGGAAAAAGATAATATGAGCATGAGTTTAGCTGAGTACCATCAGAAGAAAATTGAAGAAGAAAATAAGGATTACAAAAATTTCACCGAGCAGGATCGACA